AATGGCAACTAGACGCATTAGCTACACCTGCAACTAACACAGTTATTGAAGGTGATGATGCAACTATTGATGCTACTACTGCAACAACAAGAGCATTTAACTATTGTCAAATTTCTGACAAAGTGATCGCACTTTCTGGAACTCAATCTGCAGTTGATGCTGCTGGTAGAGCTGACGAAATGGCTTATCAAATTGCTAAAAAATCTAAAGAACTAAAGAAAGATATGGAGTTCGACATTATCGAGCCTAATATTCAAGTTGCTGGTTCTGCAACCGCTGCTAGAGAGCTAGGATCTATTCCTACTTGGATTAAAACTAACGGTGATGCAGGAACTTCTGGTTCACTTTCTACTGGTTCTGGTACTGACTTACCTGGTTCAGGTACAGACAGAGACCTTACTGAAGCTATCCTAAAAACAGTCATTAAAGAAGTTTATACTTCTGGTGGTGACATGGATATGCTGGTATGTCCTCCATCTGTAAAACAAGTTATATCTGGCTTCAACGCTAATACAACTCGTTTCGGCCCTGCTGGTGATAAGACTGAGTATGCTGCAATTGACGTTTATTCGTCTGATTTCGGTGACCTTAGAATTGTACCAAACAGAGTAATGGCTACCACAGACGCTAAAGATGTATTTATCATCCAGCGTGATATGATGGCTACTGCTTACCTAAGAGACTTCGAGATTCAGGATCTTGCCAAAACTGGTGACTCTGAGAAGAAACAACTTTTAGTTGAGTATACTTTGGAAGTTAGAAATGAAGCCGCTCACGGTATCATTTTGGACATTAACCAATAATACTAATTAGGTGTGGGAGCTTCGGCTCCCCACCTTTTATTTAAGGATAAAACATGAATAAAGCTCCAACAACATTTAAACCAGGTGCTACACAAACTGTAGCTGTAGGTTCGTCATCTGCTGCTTCTAATGCAGTTAATGCACAAACAAGAGATATTAGAATAGTGACTACTGTAGATGCTTATGTAGAAATTTCTTCAGCACCTACTGCAAGTTCATCATCATTTATTTTACCAGCATTTACTGTTGAGTATTTTAGAGTTGCTGGATCTGATAAAGTTGCTGTATTAAGAGTTGGTTCTGTAACAGGAACTGCAAGAGTAACTGAACTTAGTCAATAATGAGACCAGGTTTTATATCATTACGAAGTCAGGATCGCTACCGTAACCGTAGGACAGATGTACCTAATGATGCCCTAAACCTAGAAGATTTAACATATTTATTATTAGAAACAGGCGATAACATCATACGTGAAGATGGTGTTGGTGTTTCATACTTTACTGACACTCCTATTCAAAATTAATGAGAAAAGCAAAGGCTTATCAAGAACACACAGCAGGCGTAAAGAAAAGAACTTCTATTGGCCATAGTGTTCGATCAAGACCTAAAAATAAACAAAAAAGAAGAAGTTTTAAAAAGTACATTGGACAAGGCAAATGAAATTTTCAGAACTTGTAAAATTATTAAAAGAGAAAGAACAACTTTCCAAACCTAAAAAGAAAAAGAAAAAGAGGATAAAACATGGCTGATAGTAAAATTAGTGATTTGACAGCATTGACAGCTGCTGCTGCTGCAGACGTACTACCTATAGTAGACACCAGTGCAACTGCCACTAAAAAAATAACAATCACCGATTTATTTACAGGTACTGTATTTAATGAAGATGGTGATAATGTTGACACAAGATTTGAAGGTAATACCAAACAAGATTTATTATTTATTGATGGTAGTGAAGATAAAGTAGGAATTAACTTTGATAGTCCTGCACTTAGACTTCATGTAGTAAATGATCTAGCATCAAGTCCAGTATATGCAACTACTCAATGTGCTGTATTTGAAGATGATAATAGACCAGGTATTCAAATGGCTGGTAGTGCTAATAACATAGGTCTTATTGACTTTGGAGATAATGCTGCTTCTAACTCTGGTGGTATTGTTTACAAGCACGCATCAGATTCATTTGCTTTTGTCGCTGCTGGTGATGAACAAGTAAGTATATCTAATGGTGTACTTGGGCCAATTACAGATTCAGATGTAGACTTAGGTACTTCCTCTTTGTATTTTAAGGATGCGTTTATTGATACCATTACAACTACTGGTGCTATTAATGGCTTTGCTAAAAGATGGACTGCATACACTGCAAACTTTACAGCAGTAGCTGGAGACAGAATACTTGCCGATACATCTGGTGGTGCATTTACAGTAACATTACCTGCATCCCCTGCAGTTGGTGATGAAATACACATACTAGATAGTGCTGCATCATTTGATAATAACAATTTGACCGTTGCTAGAAATAGTAAAAAGATACAAGGATTAACTGCAGACTTAACTTTAACAACTGAAAATACAGGTATTGGACTTGTGTTTATGTCTGATACATATGGTTGGAGAGTTTTAGTTGATGCTTATGCAGTAGATACTACGGAGCTGTAGTATGGAGGATATTTACAATCCTAACCAACAAATTCACATTGATAGGGGTACACGCAAACTTGTCGTAAGAAGCAGTCAAGATACGACCCCTATCTTAGAACAAAATAAAATATTTCGTAATCATGTACCTGAAGCACAAAGAGGTGATCTTCAACGTATTGCACAGATACCATTAATTGCTTTAAAGTTAAAAACTAAAGAAAGATTTGGTCATTCTAATTTTTACAAGTTAGACAATGAACAACAAAAGTCTCTTATAAGAGAAATGGTAAACAGTAATGAGTATATGTATTTTCGAACAGGAGAAAAACGGTTATAATGGCTGATTTTTTAGGTTTACTATCTGAAAACAAAAACTTAAATTTTGTAGACAGAATATTAAATCCAGAAAATTATGGTCTTTTAAGAGAATCTGTATCTCCACAAAAAGACCAATTTGCAACACATAAAATGGCTGCTGAATATTTAGGCGAAAACAATACCTTGCCTGCTGCATTTCCTACAATAGTGCAAATAGGAGATAAGCTAATACAATTACCAATAAATCAAGCAATGCAATACGCATTAGAAACAGGCGAATATATTACATTTCCGTCAATAAAAAAAGCAGATAGTTTTTCTAAAAACTACAAAACTAAAAAATTTAAAGAATACTATCAAAATTTACACAAAGGATTATTACAATAAATGGCTTTAGATACATACGCAAACTTAAAAACTTCTATTGCTAATTTTTTAGCACGTGATGATTTAACTTCAGAGATTGATGATTTTATTGATCTTACTGAAGCTGACTTTAATCGTAGATTAAGAATAAGAGACATGGAAACATCTCTTGCTTTTACTATAGATGAAGAACAGGAATCTTTACCAACTGGTTTTTTACAAGTCAGAAGTTTTGTTTTGGGTACAGACCCAAAAACTGCATTACAATTGATGAGTCCTTTTCATCAAGCTGAAACACAAGGTTCTAGCACGACTGGCAGACCAAGAGCATATTCTATTGAAGGTTCGAACTTTAGATTTAGTCCTGCTCCAGATTCTTCATACAGTTCTACTATAGTTTATTACAAAGCATTTACAGCTTTGTCATCATCTAACACATCAAATAATATCTTAGATAAATTTCCTGATGTATATTTATATGGTGCATTGTATTTTGCTAGTACATTCATTCGTGGGATGGATCCACAAACTGTTGCACAGTTTAAAGGTCAATACGAAGCTGCTCTACAACAAGTAGAAATGGCAGACGAGAAAGACAAGTATAATGGTACTCCTTTAGTACAAAGATCAGGTATCAATATTAACAATTTTGACAACGTAAAATAATGCAAGTACCTTTTGGAGAATGGCTACCTGACCTACCAGATCACGTAAACCCTGGTGCAACTCAAGCTAAAAATGTATTTCCTGCTGTAAACAGTTATAGACCATTTAATGCTATATCTAATACATCTAGTAATGCTTTAGACGCAAGATCACAAGGCGGAAGAGCTTTCAAATCAGACAGTGGTGTCGTTAGTATATTTGCAGGTGATGCTACAAAACTATATAGATTACTTGCAAACTCTTTTGTTGATGAAAGTGGCGGCACTACATTTAATACACCATCTGAAGGTTATTGGGATTTTGTTCGTTTTGGTGAAAGAGTGATTGCTTTTAATGGAGTAGATGCACCTCAAGCATGGACATTGGATTCATCTACTGACTTTGCTGCATTAGCAGGATCACCACCAAACTTTAGACACGCTGCAGTTATTAATAACTTTGTTGTAACAGGTTTTACCACTACTGCACAAAACACTTTAAACTGGTCAAGTTTTAATGATCCGACTGCATGGACTGCTGGTGTTAATCAGGCTGATACAGAAACACTACCAGAAGGCGGTGGTATTACAGGTATTACTGGTGGACAGTATGGATTAATATTTCAAGAAAATAGAATCACCAGAATGGATTATCGTGGTGGTAATACGGTATTTTCTTTTAGACGTATTGAAGAAAATAGAGGAGCTATACAGGGCAAAAATGTAGTTCAGGTTGGTAATTTAGTTTACTACTTATCTGAAGATGGTTTTTATGTAACTGATGGACAGAGTTCAAAACCTATTGGTGCAAACAAAGTAGATCGTTTTTTCTTTGGAGATTTAAAATCTTCTTTAAGAGAAAGAGTACACGGATTTTATGACCATGAAAACAAATTAGTTATGTGGTCTTATCCTTCTGCAACTGGATCTAGTACAGCCAATCAAAATGATAAACTAATTATCTATCACATTGCTAGTGATAGATGGTCTCAAGTTGAACTTGACCATGAAGTTATTATAAGTTTCTTATCACCTGGTTCTACATTAGAAGAACTAGATGATTTTCCTACATCTGGTCCAAATGACATAGATGCTATTACAGTATCATTAGACTCACCACAGTTTATTGGCGGTATTCGTAGTGTTGGTGTATTTAACACAAACCATAAACTAGGATCATTTGAAGGATCAGCATTAGCTGCAACTATTGGCACTGGAGAGACAGAAATATTTGGTCAAAACAGATCATTGGTAACACACGTAAGACCAATAGTAGATACAACTGCTGCTACTGGCACAATAAGTTTTCGTAATAGAGTTGCTGACTCTGCTACAACTACAAGTGCTGCGACTATGCACAGCACAGGAACAATACCGTTTCACAAATCAGCAAGATATTTTAAATTTAATCTCGTTATACCTGCAGGATCAACATGGTCTGATGCACAAGGTTTAGACGTAGAAGCAATAAAAGAAGGATATAGATAATGACATTTTTGGAGCAATTACAACAAACTGCAGGATTATTAGGAGAGCAAGTACAAAATGTAAATCCTTTTGGTAATTATTCTGATTTTCGAGCATCTGATTTTCTTCGTACTCCATTTGGTGAAAATATAGCACAAATACGTCAACAATATGATCCTGTTTCTGGCAATCAGTTTCTATTTCCTGATCTAACTGGTTCAACTTACACACCAGGCAATTTTAGTTTAGCTCCAGGTGCAGGTTTTAACTTTGGCAATTTTGGAAGTTACACACCACTGCCTTTTAATCAAGGCAATGTTGCTACGACTACTACACAACCTGGTCTTTTAGCAGGAGTTGAAAGAGCAATGGGCGGTGGAGGTCGTGATAGAAGAGGAGGCATGGGGCCAAACGTAAGCACTGAGTTTGTTGGAGATAGAGGTTTTAGAATTAATGCAGATGGTTCAGTAAGTATGTTGGATCCAAACTCTCTTGATTATAAATTTAATAATTTAGCCAGAGGCCTTTTATCGGTTACTCCTTCTAATTTATTAAGGCAAGCACTGCAAGGAGAACCAACTATAGCACAAAGAGCTACCGTAAATCCTAATAACGCTGTTTATAATAGAATAGCAGAAACGTATGGCGAAGAAACAGCTCAAGAATTTATGAAACAAAATGCCGAAGCTATTAATAAAGAGTTGCAAAGTGATGAATACAAAAAAATGATGTCTGATTTACAGGCTAAAGCCACTACACCAAGTGGAGCTTTAACACCAGAAGAGGCATTGCTTGAGAACTTGAAAAAACAAAAAGAAGGTTTGAAAACAAAGAGTACAAAAAACGATCCAGGTGGATTAAACAAAGCAAGAGAAGCTGCAAAAGACAGAGCTGCTGCAGCGACAGGTAAATCAAGAGGTTTCTTTGGTGGTAGATAATGGCTAGTAAAATAGACCTTCAATACATTTATCAAAATAAAGACGCTGATCTTGAGTTTCAATTAGTGGTTGAAGAACTTACTAATCAATTAATACGATACCATAATGATGAAAACCAAGAGGTTGTATCATGGTTTCTTGCATAAACTGCGATCATCATTGTCATTGTGGTAACAACGGTGTTTGTGCAGTTTGTAAATGTGCTAACTGCGAACATCCAAACGCACTAGATGAGTTTTGGAAAAGACTTGAGGACAACGCAGGAGCAATAATTAACTTAACAAAACATAAGGACTAATGGCACATAATTATACAAACGCTAAAGTTGATTTAACATCTACAGACGAAACAACTTTTTACACTGCACCTTCAAATGGTCAGTCTATTGTTAAATCTATATTGGTTAGTGAAGATGCTGGTGCAACACCAACACTTACAATTACACTTACTGATGCAGAAAGTAGTCCAGCAACTTTTAGTTTATTTAAAACAAAAGCATCTACTGCCAATGGTACAGCAGAATTTTTGACTTCACCATTGGTATTAAAATCTAGTGAAATATTGAAAGTAACTGCATCTGCAGCTAATCAATTACACGTAGTAGCTAGTATATTAGAAATTACATGATCGGAATAGTACAAATACCAAAAGAAAACATAGAAGCAGTTTGGAACTTAGTTGATGATTCTATTACTAAAGCCCTTGCTTACTCAGGTCATCACTTTAATACGTCAGATATTTACGAAGCGTGTTGTAGTGGGGATAATCAACTATGGTTAGGTTGGGAAGAAGAAGCAAAACAAAAACTAAAAGCGGTTGTGGTAACAAGAATTATAGTTCGGCCAAATAGCAAGGTTGCTAACATTTTTATCTGTACTGGTAAGAATAGAAAAGATTGGCAAGACGGATTGCACGATATAGAGAAATGGGCTAAAAGTAACGAGTGTACTCACTTTGAAACTTATGCCAGACCAGGTTGGTCAAAAATATTAAACAACAAGGGTTTTAAAACAACTCATTATTTACTAGAAAAGAAATTGGAGAAATAAGTATGTCAAGTGGCGGTGGAAATCAAACAACTATATCAAGAACAGAGCCTTACGCACCTGCAGAACCGTTTTTGAAGGATATATTAGGTGAAGCACAAAACATTTACCGTAGCGGATTAGGTAGATCATTCTTTCCCTCAAGTACAGTAGTACCATTTGCAGAGCAAACACAACAAGCTCTTAATTTACAACAAGCTCAGGCTTTAGAACAAGCACAAAATTCAGCACTACAAGCACAAGCTGCACAGACTTTTGGACAGTTTGCTGGTTCTCCTATGTCATCTTATGGTCAATTAACTCCACAAGCTGATTATTTATCAGGTATTCGTGAAGGTATTACTTCAGATGTATTAGGTTCAGTACAATCACAGTTTGGTGGTATGGGTAGAACAGGTACCTCACCTATGGCTCAACAAGCCGTAGCAAGAGGAGTT